AGTAGACGGTAGTACACTTTCAGTATACGTAGATGTACCAGTTTCAAATGGCACTGGTGTCCTACCTTTATCCCTCCCCCTAAGCCAATAATATCACTCACTTATTGGCAAATACTAATTATATATAAGTCACCCCTGACTCTTGTTGCTTTTTATTCAATAATGTATTAGATTGAGACTAAGCCATCTTATAGAGGAATTACAATGCCAATCACGCCAAAGCCTAGAAGTTTCCAACAAATCCTTAATCAAATGATTAAAACGTTTACAGCTAAATCTGGTGTGAATGATCAAGCTCCAGGTTCTGTAGCGAGAAGTTTAGTTGAAGCAGCAGCTCTTTCAGATTTCCAATCTCAAGGTGACATCTACGCAGCTCTTAATTCAAATGACATTGACCGCGCTGAGGGAATTGACTTAGACAATCTTGGTATTGCTCATGGAGTTATTAGACCAGAGAATAAAGCTGCATATGGATCAGTTACATTCTATTCTGAAAACATTACAAAGATCTCAACAAAGATTTATGCTGGAACTGCTGCCCCTCCAAAGAACTCAACAACTATATATGTATCGGATGCATCTAAATTCTCATCTACAGGATCTTTATATATTGGTCGTGGAAGTAATAACGTAGAAGGTCCTTTAGTATATAGCTCAATTGCTCAAGTTGGAAGCTATTATCAAATTACATTAACAACAGCAACAACTAAAAACCACAACTTGAATGAAGAAGTAACTTTAGCCCAAGGTGGAAATAGAGTTATCCCAGTGGGGACTGTAGCCCAGACATCAAGTGGCAATGCAACACCTCCAACAACGTTTAGAACATTAAGCTCTGTAACTATATTGGATGGTAACAGAGAAGTTACAAATGTGCCTGTATTATGTAACGTATTAGGTGTCAGAGGTAATGCAACGGCTAACTCAATTGTAAATATTGCATCTAAACCATTTCCAGGTGCAGCAGTTACTAATCCATTGCCATTCATTACTGGACAAGATGCTATGCTTGACCCAGACTACAGACTTCTTATTAAACAATCAGAACAAACTAAAACAAAAGGTACAGATTTAGCATTACAAAATGCAGCTGTAGGTGTTACAAGCTCTGATGATAACAAAACTGTTGTATCCGCTCAAATTAAAAAGCCAACTAATAGAAATGAGCCAGGAGTTGTTTACATTGATGACTCTACAGCTTACCAGCCAATCTTTTCAGGACAAGGCTTTGAAACATTAATAGAGAATGCAATCGGTGGAGAGAAGTATTTAACCCTATCTCAAGAAGATGTAACTAAAGCTTTACTTGAGACTAGTTTTGAAAGACCATATGCACTGACAGCTGACATGGTTTTAGCCGTTAAATGCGGTGGAGTTCTTTATGAACACACATTTGCTGCATCAGATTTTAATACACAATTTGCTGCTGATGTGTTTGAAGTTGTCAATTCTATCAATGCTAATACATCATTAGGCTTTAGTGCACGAGCTTCTCAAGACAATAAAAAGATTGTAATCTTTTCAAAGAACTACACATCAGAAGATGTACAGGTTGTCACTCCACTTGATTCAACTAAAGTAAACGCTAATGACTATCTAGGGTTCTCAACAAATGTATCATATACGTTACGTTTGTATAAGAACGATAACTTATTAGTTAAAGATGGGGCGTCAGCTACTGTATATTCGTTATTGCAAGATAGCTGGTCAACATTAGCTTCTACTGAATACTTATGCCTATCTGTAGATAATTCACTTCCAATCACTTATACATTCACAAGTGCTGATTTCGTATCTTATGGGTATGGATCAATGATTAAAGAAAACCCATTATCGGTATGGGCTCAAGTAATTCAATCAAAGATTTCAGGAGTTACAGTTGTAGCTGAATCTGGGAAGCTTTCAATAACTTCTAATAAAGGTGCAAGTAACTCTGCATCTATTGTTATTTATAACACAGTTCAGTCTAATAACATTGGGCCGTCAATGCCTAATAACAATAACCTAGCCACAAAGTTCTTTGGATTAAGTATATCAGTGCCAGAAACTTTACAATCAGTTGGGTTGGCAAGTGACTATGTATTTAATAGATCAACAGGTGAATTACAATTATCTTCTCCTCTAGTTAAAGGTGACATCTTAACTGCTGGGTCTAAAAATACTAGAGCTATGATTGATTCTAAATCAACAGCTACTGGTTATGTAAGTATTTCAGTATCTACCAATAATGCTATGTTTGTTGTAGTCGACTCCCCAGCTACAATCATATCCAACCTTGCCTCACCTGGATCTTCAATCACTATTTCAAATGTATCTACAAACATCCAAAGAATAACCTCATCTAACCTATTAGCATTTAGCAACGTAGCTGTTGGGGATTGGATTATATTAGCCTCCGATCAAGTGTACTCCGTGTTACCATTATCTTTTGGAGCATATAAAATATCTAACAAAACCGCATCATATGTTGATATTCAAGCTTTAAATGCATCATTCACAGGGCTTCCATTAACAGTCAACTTAACTGGAACTCAAAAGATTATCACATGCCGAACAGAAGGTCATGTACAAAAAGTGCCAGTATCAGTTGTAGGGTCACAAACAATCCTTACAATTGCTAATGACATCAACACATCTTTAGTAGGTGCTAAAGCCTCTTCTGTAGGTGGAAAAGTATTAAGACTTACATCTAATTCATTTGACTCTGGATATATCACACACATTGTAAGCTCTTCAGGGGTTGAATCAATTGGACTCACTAATGGTCAGACAGACTTAAGCACAACTTCACATACAGCATTTAATCAGTCTGGTAAGTCAGATCTTACATTTATTAACTTTGAAACTGAATTCACAGCTAGTAATGGCACACATGTAAATTCACCAGTCGACTCCATCATCCTCGCTGTTAGCCCAGAATTGACTAATAAAGATCTGGTTGTGTTTGAAAATAGTCAGACAGTTAAATCGGCTAATAAAGACTTATACTCAAGTGTATATCAAAAGTCCCCAGGTGCGTTGCAGATCAAAAACACTCCATTATTAAGTGATGTGGCAGCTGGATCAAGATTCTATTCTGGCGTACCATATAACTTTAGCTCTGATGATAACTTAACTGTAGTATTAGATCAAGATGGACTTAATAAGTCGTTCAACATTAAAATGAGTCGTAAGGGTGTAATCAACAATCAAACATCACCGACTAGCTCATTAATCTCTATGTATGATGCTGATGCAGGACCAACTTCTGGCTTTGCAACTCAGTTTGGAGATAACTTTGATTTTGCAGACTACAAGATCCACATGAAGGCTTTTGAAATCTTTAATCAATCTAATCCAACTGACCAAATTAAAATACAAGCTATTAAGTTTGGACCTACAGGCGAGAAGGTTTGTTTTGGATTTAGATACCCATCTTCTCCAAACTCATCTATGTCAAACTCAGTAGAAGTGTCAGACATTACAAAAATCTCTTTATACCTTCAAACAGGAGCTGAGAGACTTGGTGGAGGATGGACTTCATCAACTCAATTTGATGTAACAGTAAGTGGTAACACTGCAAGATTTACACACAACGGTGTTGGTTCAGCACCAAGCTTTGTAACTTCAGCCCTTGTAACTGTTGGTGACATTGTTAATGTAGATAATAGCTCAGGCTTTGACTTAAGAAACTGTGGGCAATTTAAAGTTACAGCAGTTACTGATACATACTTTGAAGCATTAGTGCCTAGCGCATTTGTACAGTCTAGCGTACAGATCAATGCAGCAGCTGCGATCAGATTCTATAGACTTGGAACAAACAATAAGGTTTCAGACGTTGTAACATACATCACAAACAACCTATCAGCTTATATTAAAGCTACAGCATTAGGCGTTGGAACAAGCCAAGTAATTAATGATTATATGGTTGATTTACAGGTTCCATACAATTTTTTAAAAGCTGGTGAGAATGCAGTATCTATCTCAAATATAGGTTCAACAATCTCCAACTTAAACCAATTCAATCTAAAAGACTCATTGCCATCTGGATTCCCATCGTTACTAGTGGGTGAAGAGGCATACCTAATCCCAACACGAGCAGCACACCTAGAGAAGTTCTTAAATGTGTTTGCGGTAACAGGGCTATCAAGCGTTGGTAATATCACAGTATCTAATGATGGAAATAGCCTACAAATCTTCAGTGATGTGTATGGATCATTAGGCGCAGTGCTAGTATCTGGTGGAACAGCTAACTCGGTTGTAGCCCCACTTGTTCAAAACTCTGCAATCCTACCTAAGGCTTCAATCGCTAGTGCGACTCGATATAGATCTGGGTCATACATTATGTACATGTTCAACACAGACTTTACTGATTCATTACCTGCTGATAAAAGTGAGATATTCTTTGGATTTGCTAATAATTCATTCAATACAGCTGGTGGATCTATTAACATGGCTGGGCCAGCAACAGTTCAAAGACGTGCTATCCAGATGCCATCCACATTTGTTGATCCAAACATCTCATCTGTAGTTAGATCATCTAATACAGCTGTTTACACTTTGGCAAGTTCTCACAAGATTATTGTTGGGGATATCGTTACAATTAGTGGAGTAGCTGATTCATCATTTAATGGTGTGTTTGCAGTTACTAACGTATCATCTAATACTATTACAACTGTTAATGTTGGGGTAAATACTAGCTCAACAGGTGGACAAATTGATTCAGTTAAAACTGGACCAGGCACACTGTTGTTCAATGATACCCAGTTTAGCATTGATAAGACTAGCTCGTCTGGACTAGATGTAAATGCTTGGATTAAGGTTCAAAACTCAGCTACACAGGATAAGTCTCTAGGCTTTAAAGCTGATACACAACTAACTCTTACTAAAGTAAATGTAGCCGATTCTTCAACTGTAGCCATTTCAGCAGGAAGTGGGACATTCAGCACCCCAGTATCAATTCCACACTCTGTTAATGATCAAATCCTTCTTAGACAAGAAGGCCAATTCACAGTTATTACTCAAACGTCAGCTCTGTCTGTTAAGTTGTTAGATGGTGGAATTGCTGAAGGAGGCTGGATTAGAATTGTTGGGTCTGACTTCTCAGTAAACAACCAAGGTATATTCAAGGTTGCTAAGGTTCACCGTGGAAGTAATGACTCAATCTACTTTGAAAACCCAATTGCCGAAGAGCAATCAATCGTATTAACAAGTGCAAGTGCTATGCTTGGCTACACTTATGATTCAGTAATGCCAGGAGATTTAATAACCATAGGAACAGACATACTAGGAGTGTCAAATGTTAATACTTATACTGTGTCTAATGCTGTATTCCCTACGTCAAGTACCTTATACGTAAAAGAGATATTAGGTGCTAGTGCAACAGCTGTGCTTGGTAATGACTATTCAAAAGTTCATTTTGTTGAGAAGAATCCATGGTTTGCATATAAAAAGATTGTGAACATTGCTCAAGATCCAACAAATAGCAAAAAGTCTATTGTGACTGTACTAGGCTCTGAGTTGGCAAATAAAGCAACAACTGCAACTTCAGCATACATTGAAGCTCAATCTAAACTTAAATTCTCTACATCTATTAAGGTGGGAGAGGATTCATATAAATATTACAATGGATTGATTTCAGCTGTAGGTAGAAAGATTCGCGGACAAGCTTACGATACAGTATCATTCCCAGGGTATGCCGCTGCTGGATCATACCTAGTTGTTGATGCACCACTTCCAAAGCGTATCCAAGTTGGTATCGTGATCAGAAATACAAGCGGTATCCCATTTGCTACTATCAAATCAAGAGTTGAAACAACTGCATCATCTTATATTAATTCTTTGAAGGTGGGAGAGAGTGTGATATTCTCAAAACTAATCTCTGAGATTCAAAAGGTTAATGGAGTGCAAGCAATATCTATTTCATCTCCTACATACAATTCATCAAATGATAGTATCATGGTTGGTTATGGCGAGAAGGCTCAAATCTTAAACATCTCTACAGATGTGGTCGTTACTTTAGCAACGTAGGTGTAATGTGGCAGATAACTCAATAGTTAAACGGTTAAGACAATTCCTAAACCCCTCAATCAAAGGGAAGATGACAGATGCTTTACTAGAAGCATTGGCTGAAGGGGATTCAATTAACCGTGAAAATATACTAGCAGTTAAGCCGCAAATGTTTGTAGCTACAGCCACTGGCCGATTTCTTGAAAAAAGAATGGCTAACATGGGTGTGGATAAACCAATTGGTGTAGGGATTGATGATGAATCGTTCCGTCAATTAGGTATTAAACAGACAAATACTAAGCTTGTAAGAAACATATTCCTAGACGTATTAGAAACATTTTATGGAGCTGATGCAGTTAGAGCTTCAGTTAGATCTATCCGACCCCAAAGCTATAATCTAGCTGATGGCATGACACTAATCATCCAAGCTGATCAACAAAAATCACCCCTCACTGTTACTTTTACAACTACAGACTTTTCATCAATAGACATGGCAAAAGCAGAAGAAGTAGCAGCAGTTATATCTAGAACAGCATTTAGCTATGATTACCCAATTGTAGCATTCACAGAGACCGACTTCGATACTAAGCAAGTATTCGTTAAGATTCAGACTACAACTAATGGCCACAAAGGTTCTGTGTCTGTTATTGGTGGAAGTGCGCAAAATGAGCTTATGTTTCCAGGTATTGCATTGGCTCAATCTAAATATGGAACTCAATATACTATTTCATCAAGTAGCCAATTTATTAGATTCACATGGACAGGTGGAGCAGACCCAGGTCTTGGCTTTTTAACAGACAATAGCTTTGTTAATATGTACGGTGATGCATTTGTTGAAATGAACAAGGGGTCATTTAAGGTTGAGAATTATTCGGGTGGGCCAGTTGGCCAAGCTTTCTTTGAAATATTAAACCCAAACTTTGATTTCATTAATCAAAACTCTGTAGTTGTAATGACAAGCGCATCAGCAATATCAGGTAGTGGGGTTGCTACAAGCCGAGTAGATATACAAAACCTTGGTGCTAACAGAACAAACAACATAGTTACAGTATTCACAACATCCCCACATGGATTTCTATCGGGGCAAGATGTAACTGTAGCTCATTGTGAAAACACGACATTTAATGGTACTTTTACAATATTAAGCACACCTGATGCATACACTGTGACATTCTTTAATAATGGCCCAGATGCAGTATCAAGCGGTGGGACGATTGAGGTTGACTATACAATCTTATCTCAGCCATCAGGTGCAGTAAGGTCTAATGGAATTGTTACAATAACTACCGCAACCCCACATAGCCTAAGTATTGGTAATCAGGTTATAATTGAGAATGTTATTGATTCAAGCTTTAATGGCATATTCAATATAACAGCAGTAACTTCTAATACATTTACATACACACAAGACTATTCAAATGACCTGACATTCTTCACAACTAAAAAAGCTGTCATCTCACAACAATCACGCTATGCATCTGTATATGAGACCTCACCGTACGAACTTACAATATTTTTACCTATCTCAGCTCAAATCATTAGGCGTGATTTAATTGGATCATGGCATGTGCA